CCGGGCGGTAGTAATCCGACATCCTTTGCGATGCGGATTACCCGTTTGAGCCACGCTCGGGGTGCATAGATGGATTCCTTCTTTCTACCCTTAAATAGGTAGAAATCAGGAGCTCCACCTATCCCGAGCGGAGCAGAGCCTACCGGCTCTCGGCTAGGAGGCAGGTACCACGGTCGTAGACTCTCAGAGATAGCGCGAAGAGCACTATCTCTGGCCGCAACTGCGGTCACAGAGTCCACGAGTGGCTCGCCGGTTGGGGTACGTTTATCCCTCAAGGCCTCTGCGATATACTGTACTTGAAAAGCCTTGACCTTCTCATAGGGAAAACCACCGGGATTAAACCCGGATGGAGTCCTTGGAGTCGGTATCAAGGCTAGTACGTTACGCAGAGGCTCCTTCGCAGACATAGCCCTCACAGCCCTAGGGCCGATGAGGGATATGAGACTGTGAAGGGTGAAGCGGTTCACTGGGAACCACTTCATCTTGAGTTCGTACCCCTGCGCTTCTATGAAGCGCCCGGCGAATTCACCTAAGCGGCCTTGGAGCGACTTCGGTTCGGAGATCTCAACTCCCAACCGGGTAGTCATGACCTCCTTATACCTCATCGCCAATCCTTCATCCGCAATCACGATGTCATCTCCTAAAATGACATACGGAGCTTCAGAAGGATCCCCGTCCCACAATGCTCTGATCAGAGCATGGTGGCTCAGAGCGAAAGCGGCGAACGAGGCAACCACACCGAGTGGTTGTCCCACTCGCCACTGAACCCTGAGTTGCCTGCTGCCGGGGTAACCCACAGCAGCAGGAATCCGGGCAAGGACGCAAAAGGTGTCTACCCACATCTTCATATTAGGGGTACGGGAAAGATGCCAGAGGACTTCCCTCGTAAACCCTAACGGGAAGCGATCAGTGGCGGAAGAAAGATCGAAAGAATAGACTTGTCGACCTTCTCTTATCCACCACATCACACGACGAGCTCCTGCTTCTTGATCGTGCGTGCAGTCCTGAGGAATACGCTTGAGTGCGTTGTACAAACAGCGCGCCCAAGGTTCTAACAGGAACTGAACCCATTTCGGTGGGTTCAGAAAGAAGCGAGCCTTCCCATCTCTTTGGATGGTACAGAACACTGTACCTAAAGTTCCAAAGGGGAAAGGCGGCTTCTCCCGCAGTTCGATCGGGAGCCATGGTATTTGCCGTAAGGCAAACGGCCATTGCTCCGGAAGCAGAC